AAACACTTTGCCCAGTAATCGGTGTAGTCGCAGCGTTAACTTCGGTGAATGAAGAAAAGTTATTGGTTGTGTTGTATTGGAACTTTACTGTTGTTGAGTAGAAGTTTGCGCTAACAGTTGCGTTGAGTGTGGCTATGGATTGGTTGAAGTTGGTTGCAGCCGACAAGGAAACCGTTGGTGCCAGTGCAACAGACGAAGCAATAAACCCGTGTCTGATGGGCATTACGAACTCAAATCGCCAATAAGCACATAATCGTTAGAGCCGACACAGAACAGTGTGGCTGCTGAATACCTGGCACGAAACTTTAAACCAGGTGTGGCATTGACTGTAACCCCTGATGCAACAACAGTCACTTGACCTGCTCCTATTTGTAGAAGGTCAATAGCCTGACCAGCAGACAATGCTGTTGTCCCGTTGACAGTGACAGTGATTGCTGATGCGTTGCTGAGGGTCGCCATCTTGCCAGCGTCACTAGACACAAGAGTGTATGTAGTGCCTGTTTGTGCGTTTATGGTTTGGGCAGTTGTAAACGTTCCTGTTGGACCAGTCGCACCAGTAGGACCTGTAGGACCTGTAGGACCTGCGACAGTTGAATCTGCACCAGTAGGACCCGTCGGACCTACCGCACCTGTCGGTCCAGTTGGTCCAGGAACAGTTGAGTCTGCGCCCGTTGGTCCTGTTGGTCCTGTAGGTCCAATCGGTCCAGTATCTCCTGTAAGACCTGTTGCCCCTGTAGGACCAGTTGCGCCAGTGGCTCCGACAGCACCAGTTGCGCCTGTATCCCCTGTTGGTCCTGTACTACCCGTAGCACCTGTGCTACCTGTGGCTCCTGTTGCACCCGTTGCCCCTACCGCACCAGTGTCACCAGTAGGACCAGTAGGACCTGTGCTTCCAGTAGGACCAGTAGCCCCCGTACTTCCCGTAGTTCCCGTTGCGCCTGTCGGACCTGTTGCCCCTGTCGGTCCTGTAGGTCCCACAGCGCCTGTTGGACCCGTACTTCCAGTTGGTCCTGTTGGTCCTGTTGGTCCGACAACGGTTGAGTCTGCGCCTGTAGCACCTGTTGGTCCCAAAGGTCCCGTAGGTCCTGTAGAGCCTGTGGACCCAGTAGCCCCTGTTGCTCCAGTTGCTCCTGTTGCGCCAGTAGGTCCTGTACCGCCTGTGGGTCCAGTAGAACCTGTCGGTCCTGTATTTCCTGTAGCGCCTGTTGCGCCCGTATTCCCTTGTGGTCCTGTCCCACCTGTAGCCCCTTGTGGTCCTGCGTTGGAAGAACCAACGACTGTAACAACATTGGATGTTATCAGCCCAATTGTCTCAACTGCTCTAGTAATAGTGACATTTAATGTAGCCATTGCTACCTCGTCACGTCAGCAAGAACCGTGACATTCCCTGCCAAGATTGTTGAAATAACACCAGACGCATTTTCTTCAAGGTCCCAGAAATACAAACCAGCAGACAAAGCAGCAGAAGACGTAGCAGACAAAGTGCAAGTCACCTGACCAGATGTTCCGAAGGAAACAGTACAAGTGAAAGAAGCCTTGATGGTGGTGGAGTCCTGAGTGCTGCGAATCTGTGCCCGATATGTACGCCCTGTAATGTCAACGGGTGTAGACCCATCGGACGTGATAGTCACGACTAGGGTTTCTGTGTCACCACGGGTGATAATTAGGTCTTGGTCAGCAGGTTGAGCCATACGGTAAGAATCATAGCACTATTGCGGTGCTGGAGTTCCCTCAATTTGATGGCGAGAAGTCGCTAACTGTTCAACGGCGTGACACCCATCAATCGTTTTAGGTTGGAGTCCTTCAGCCCGTAGACGTTTATAGGCGGGCATATCCTTGGACCAGTTCTTTTCACGCTGGTTGATAGCCGCTACCGATTCGCCCTTGGTGGTGGTGGAGTTAGAACCAATCTGAACCCCTGCAACCTTGCATCCGAAACAACCCTCAACATCCAAACCAGGATGTTTCTCTCTATGCTTCAATGTAATCCCCGTATCCAGCAGCCCGCAGGTCTGCTTCCTCTTGTGCCGTTAATTGGTGAATATGCCCACCGTGGTAGGTGAAAGCAATATCTTCAAAGTCCCCTGGTTGCCATTCAGTGAACGACCCGTCTTTCATTTTGAACACGTTGCGTCCACGCCGACCTGGTTTCAGATATGCAAGGATTCCACGTTCACCTGGCAAAGCCCAGTTCACAAAGTTGTCTGTTGGTGGGCGAAAAGTTGCCATGTCTACACAATAGCAAAAGCCCCCCACCGAAGTGAAGGGCTCTTGCTTGCTGTGCTGTGTCTCTGGGACACGAACACTATACAGGGGTTATTAGGCGTTTACACCGATGCTTGAAGATGATTCAATGCGGCGCAATGCTTCCTGACGGAACACACCGTAACCAACGAAGTGCTTCCAACCGACTGGGCGGAAACGCTGGAGGAGGTCGGTGACTGCACCGTAAACGATTGTTGGCTGTGAACCATACTCGCCACCCATTGAGACAGCCTTGGCAAGTGCCTGCTGACCCATGATGAGGGTACCGTACACGTCAACTGTGGTGTTTGCTGCGTTAGCGAACAGAGGCGCACGTGGCGACTCCATGAAGCGCACGCCTTCAAACATGCCGATTTCACCGTTGTAAAGAGGCATTGCGTTGGTGTACTTGTACGAGTCACGCCAGCCTGAAGCATCGGTGATTCCACGAAGGTCATACGATACGTCTGGGTGGATGAAGCCGACATAGTTGCCACCGATTGTTGGAACGTTTGCTCCACGCAATTGTGCAACTGCACGACGGATGTCCTTAGCAGTGATGGTGTCATCAGCGTCAAGGTCAACACGTGCTGTTTCCTGGGTTGCGCCACCTGTTGCGTAGATAACGTTTGTGCCAGCCTGAAGGACATCACGAGCGATGGTGTCAATTGACAAACCAGCGTTGTAACCAACAGCGTTAGCGGCTACTGGGTCCACAGGGAGGAAAGACGAAGCACGAAGTTTCGCCGTGGTAACTGTTGCGTTACCGTATTCCTTGAGTGTGACGGTAACCTGGTTGTCGCTCATTGCGACTGGGGTTACGTCTTCTGCTTCACCAAGTTCAGTTGTTGCTGCTGCAAGGTCTGCGAAGACCGTGAACTTAACGGATGCACCTGGGTTTGTTGCGTTCGTGGCTTGCACGTCTGCGAACTGGTCAAAGTACATTTCTGGACGAAGGGCAAAGTATGCCAACTTCTCAAAAGCAACCTGGTCAACCGAAAGGTTGGAGGTGCCTGTTTCTGCTGCGTAGTAATCAGCCATTTGATTTTTTCCTTAATAGGTAGAGGGTTTAAATTTCCCCAAGGTCAACACCTTGGGCTTGTGCCTCTGCAAAAATCGTTAAGAGTTCTTCTTGTGACGCTGCATCACTGATTCGTTTTCTCCAAGATGGTCCACTTGATGCGGTTTCGGCTCCAGCAGCAATCTTGTTGGTTTGCTGCCATGCTGCCTTGTCCGTGTCTTGCGGTGTGGCTTGGGGTGTAATCAGTTGTGCTTCCTCTGCGGCTTGTCTAATAGCCTCTGGGTCTAGGTCGCCGTCGTAACCTTTAACGAAGTATTTGGCTTGTGGTGAAGCAGGGTCAATACCTGCCTTAACGAAAGCCATCTCTCGTTTAGTGGTTTGGAACTCTGCAACTTGTTTGCGTAGTTCCTTGGCTTCCTTCTCCAACTGCTTCATCCGTGAACGAACTGGGTTCGTTTCTTGGACTGACTCGTCATAGATGGATTCGTCGTCTTCGTAGGTATCTGCGAAATTTGACATATGGCACTCTCCTTAGGTCCACACCACATCGGAGGAACGTGGTGGCTACATGATTTACACCCCATGTGACGCTACGGTATCGGGGGATTTCCCGTAGGTTTCAGCCATCGGCTTACACAGTGAACTATATCACACTATTGACCTACTGTGCGTAGACCTGTGACTCCTTGTTGTGTTTCGCCTAGACCGCCACCTTCTTCAAAGGCTGCCTTGCGCTTGCGTTGGCGTTGGGCGATGCGTTGTGCGGCGGCGGCGTTGGTTCCGAGTGCGCCACCGATTTGTTCTTCACGGGTGATTTGTTCTTCACCAGCCATAGTTGTGTCAAACAACTCTCTTGATGCGCCAAGACCTCCGAACGCTCTACGAGCGTCGGCTGGCTGGATTCCTTGCTGTGCAATGCTTTCTGCTTCTTGGGCAGACAGACGCATTTGAGCCTGGGTTTGTGCTTCTGCTGCAATCTGGGCTGCCTGTGCTTGGCGTAGAACAATGTCTTTTGATTTTACTGGGTCAATAAAGAAAGCGGCAAGGGAGGCATCGTCAACCATGTAGAGGCGTTTCATTTCTGCCAAGATTTGCGGGTCGGCATCTTTTACTGCCTTGTAGCCGAGCATGATTCTTTCTTTTAGTTCGGTTCCGTCGGTGTCGTTTCCGATGAAGTTTGCAAAGTCTTGTTGTGTATCGTAAAACCCTATAGGCATACCAGAAGATTTCAACGCCTGACGATACGATTCCTCGTATTGAAGGTAAGCACCAGGGCTTAACTCTGGACGACCAGCAGCCACACGCTTTGCATTGCCAGCGAACCTATTTTTATAGGTTGTTGTATTCCTTGTAGAGTCAACAATTAACTCTTGATTATCTGCAAGACCAGGGTTCGCCTGAACAAAAGTCCATGCCGCATCAATCACATCTTGGGCATCAAGACCGAAAGGTCGGAGATAGGAAGCCAGGGTTTCTTTTGCGTCAGCCATTATCTGACCTTACCAAAAGCACGAGTTAAAGAACGACCAATAGTGGCAGCCAAATCATTAGCCTGCTGAGTCTGGTTCCAACCATACGTAGCATCAGTGCGTAACTTTTTGCTCCAATCAGCAAACGACATAGGAGCATTGCCCTTCTCAGCGCCCTGATTCAAAGCCTGAGAATACAACGGGTCAGACCAGTCAATAGAGTCCTGGTCTTTCTCCAACGTACTAGCCGCAATACGGGCATACGGGTCAACCACCTGTTTGAAAGTACGACCTGATTCAAAATCATTAGCAAAAGATGGATACCAAACCTTCGCCTGTTCCTTCAGATATGTCTGCAAAGTTTCGTTTGATTCCGCACCAGTAGCAATCTTGCTAACCCATTCATTAACAAAAGTCTGCCTATTATTTCGGCTACTAGGATACCCCCAAGTGTCAAGCGTTTGATTCACCTTGGTGCCGACAAGACCTTGACGCAACTGAATAACATCCGAATCATCCTCAACAAGCAAACCACCCAAAGCGTTAGAAACCATCTGGTCAGTCCAACCCTCACGCACAGACTTAACAGCCAAATCTTTAAACTTAGCCTCAGTAATATCAATCTTCACCCCAGTACCCTGGGCGATGGACTGTATTTTCAACAGTGAACCATCAACCATTTGTTGACGAGTCGCATCATTAGCGGTGTCATACGCCACAGATGAATCAGTTAGTGTCTGCCAAAACTGTGTACCACGCATTTTACTATTCAACATTTGTGCTGAAGGAGGAGTTGGAGAAGTGACAGCATCACGGAAAATGGATTGCAACTCAGGATACTGCTTCATGTACGCAGCCAAAGTTGGATACATCTTTTCAATCTGCTGCTGATAAGCGGGAAGAAGCGTCCCCGACTGGACACCAGCCTCGTTAAGATTGTCTTTCCACTCCGTAGAAAACTTATTGTATGCGGCAGAACGACGGTTATACACGGCGCTACCAACAGGGACTCTACCGCCATCAGTTAAATAATCATTGACGCTTTTGTATGACTTGCCAAGTTGGTTATTTTTAAATCCAAGAAAATCTTTGTCAAGTGATTTCTTCAGTTTCTTTACATCAGTAAGCATTATGAACCTTTAATAATATCTAGCATTGTGTCTGCGACATTCATCGCCTGAAAATCCTGTGCTTCGCCCTTAAACTTTGAACGTAAATTTTCACTTGCATATGCCTGCATGTTGGGTGCCTGAGTTGAACCGTATGCCGCTTTACGTTCCAGTTGCTGATATGACTGGACCATCCCTTCAACCTGTGATTCAGACAAGCCACGACCAAGCGTAGACATAGAAACCGTTTGAAATACATTCTTCAAATCTGTCGGGCTTGTAACACGTGCAGTACCCATGCCTGCTGACGAACTAAACATCCCAGAATTATCTGCTCTTGCAACAGTCATCGCAGAGTTCATTTCCAAACCTGCTTGGTTGGCGTAACGAAGAAAACGTGAAACAGCCCCAATGTCTGCTGACGAGTTACCATTACCTACGTTTGCGCCTTCATAGAAACCAAGAGATTTAAGATTACGAAGAAATTTTAAAAGTCCTTGTGGACCTTCTTTGGTTAGTTTGTCACCAATGATTGCTGTCGGGTCCTGGTCAATCATATACATTGGCTGTGTTGCGCCAGTGGTTATGTTGAGAAGTTGATTACCAGAGTATGTTTGTACTTTTCCTGATTCGTCTGTCCATTTGCGGGGACCTGGCATATAGCCTGACGGCAACCCAGTAGAACCAGACGCTGCCCCTTGTGTAGCAAGCCATTGGAAATATGCTTGTTGGTCTGCTTTAGAAAGTTTTGCTATTTCTTCTGCGGTTAATTCTTTTGTAAATTCCATTATTTGTCCAATTCAGGTAGAAGTAATCTATCAAAAACACGAGCAAACTCTGGAGTTTCCTTAACAAGAAGTTGACCTTGGAAACGCAACGCTGCTTTAACACCAGCAGCACCATCGCTACCCCATCCCTGACCAGCAGCCTGTGCGCCACGCATAGCCATATCACGAAAAGTGAGATATTCCTTCAAAGCGATAGCAGTTTCGTTGTTTTTCAAACGTGGGTCCTTAACTGCCGAATAAAGCATCTTCATAGTTTTTTTGTTTTTCTCTACGTCAATAACTGATTGCGTGACCATGCCAGGGTATTCTTGTTCAAGAAGAACTTTCTGGTTTGCAATAGCGGTACGTGTAGCGGCATTGGGGTTTGGACCGCCCATCGCAATAAACGAACGATACTTGTGCATACCCAAAACATATTCGGCAAACTCAAGTTGGTCAGGGAACGCAGGGATACGTTCACGCTTGCCAGTGTTGACTTGATACACCCATGCAGCATGGTCGTAGTTTGAACCCTTAGGTGCAAAGTAACCAACAATGTCACCGTAAGGTGTGTCAAAAAGGTCTGCGTTTTCTAACTCCCACTTAGCGAAGTCAGCAGTCGCTTCAACTCCAGACATGACAGACCTGCTTTTACCAGTCATGTATCCGAACGTTTCTTCGCCAAACATGTAAAGGAAACGCTCAATCGCTGTTTCATAATTTTCGCTTTGAAGTTTATGGAACTCTGCTGTTAAGTAACCAGAGAAAACATCCCCTGATTTTGTGCGTACTTTTGCTTCCACCGTTGGAGATGATGGTCCAAGACCTTGACCGATTCCACGCATCATTGTCAGAATACGAGCCTTGTGTTCAGCGTCCTGTTCAAACTGTTTGCGCTGTTCAGGGTCCTTCAAATCGTATTTACCTGTTGCTAATTCAACACGCATAACTTCAGATAATGTATCTGCAAACACGCCAGGGGTGCGTGGGTTGTCAAGTAAGCCAGAAACAATTTTGCTCATCCAACCAGGCAAATACTCTGTTTTGTCTGTCGGTGATTTTGGTTGTCCATATGCAAGGAAGAATGTTGCGTAGTCACGCAACTTTGGTGAACCATAAAGAAGTTTTCCAAGAGGGAAACCAACAACAGGGCTGAAACCTGGTGTGAAGTTAAAAACCATGTTCATGCCTTTAACTGGTGCCTGAAGGTTGTAGTTAGAACCAGTATCTTCGCCGCCAGTAATTTTGTTGAACATGTTAAACATCCATCCCGAAGCAGGAAGAACATACATCATGTCTCCAGAAATGGGGTCTTTACGCATCATGCCGTCGTTACGCAATGCCTCGTTTTCTTTGTTTCCTGTGAGAATTTCGTATTTGCGTCCAAGGTTCACAACCTTGTCTGGGTTCTTGGCGAGAAGACCAACCCATGTTTTTGTTACTTCTGCCCATGCAGCACCAAACGGTGACACAATGCGGGCTGCATCGGTAATAGAGTTTCGGGCTGTTGCATCAAACAACAAGCCTTCAATCTTGTCAAGAGTTAAAGAGTTGGCTAAAGCATGAATTTCATCACGGCTCATCCAGCCTTTAGCGTTGTCAAGGGAATCAAAAAGTTCATCGGCATCAACATTCCTACCAAGGTAATCCTTTATTGTGAATGTACGTGCAAAGCCTTTTGCTTGAGCCATGTTGTCGTAGTGCAAGGTGCGGGCAATAATGAGTTCTTTCATTTCTGCTGCCGCTTCAGGAGAAAGCAACACAGCAAGACGGTTTACTTCTTTTGTGTATTCCTGTCGCCACAATGGTGAACGGTCAAGAATGTTGTGCGCTCTACCTACTAGACCATCAAAAAACATTCTTGTTAGTTGGTCAAATTGTGCTTCTTTTCTCTTAACCAATGATGCAGATGCACCACGACCTTTATAGAAGGTTGGAAGATTAGTGTCTTGAACTCTTGATGAAAGGTAGTCAAGCAATTCTTTGGTGGCTGAACCGTTAGGGTTGAACGCTGGATTGCCATTGAATGTCCCGTTGGATACAACTTCTGTTAGTACAGGGTCAGAACCAGTTTTTACCGAAATGCGTTCTTTCTGCATTGATTCAATGCGAAGACGAATGTTTGCTGGTGTTGGTTCAACAGGAACAATTTTGCTTGCGCCTGCCGAGTCATAAAAAACTTCTCCGCTAGACATTGTGTTTCTGATTTCACGCAATGATTTTTGTGCAATAGGGTCGTCAGAGTTCAACCATTTCATGACATCATCAACGCTTGCACCACCAGCCAAACGACGTGCAATGGGGTCATTGAATAACTGGCGAAGTTCGTAACCGCCAGCAACTGCCCATTTTGTAGGGTCATCCTTACTGACTACAACAAAGTCACCATTTTGGAACTGTGACGTAACCATGTCCATGCGCTGGTCAGAACCATAATAGGCTTGACTTAGAGTTTCACGGTAGCCGTCTCCAGCAGTTTCATGTGCTTGACCCAGCCCACGCCATCCTTCAGGATTAAATTCTTCACCCAATGCGATGTCGTCAGGGATTCGGTTGTGTGTTGCAACAAGTATGTGGTCAGCTGGGTGAGTGTAGATGTTGTCTAAATCGGAGAAGGCAAGGCGAGCCTGTGCTTCCATCGTGTTGCGAAGACCATACGCAAGAGAAAATTTCTTTGCATTTTTCCAAACTTTTGTCATAGCAAAATCAACAAGACGCAACGGAATACGCAGTTCACCAAGTTTTTCTAAATCTTTTTCGCTTAGGTCAACACCAAATTGTTTGAGTGCGTTTCTACGGAATTCACTTTTCTTAATGAAACGCTGTAATCCTTGTTTTCCTGTGAACACACCAAGGAATGATGTCATGCGACGCAATGCTTCAACGTCTGGCAATTCAAGTGGTGTCTGTTGAAGTTCACTGAGAAGTCCAGGACCGCCGTGTTCCATACCACGAAGTTCATACTGACCGTTATCTGCAAGCACTGCTGCGTATCCGTTGTCTGTGCGCCGACCTGCTTCACCGACGTTATACATTCCACGTCCTGATGCAGCGTCAAATGCTGAAGCCCATAGGTCTGATGCTGCTTTGGCTTGTGCCGCATCACCTGTTTCTTCAAGGATTCTAGATTGAATGATATTACCAAGTTGTCTTGAAATTTCAAACATCTGGCTTCTATCGCCCTTTAACATCGCTTCTGCGAATTTACTCATCAGGCTTGCTTTAACATTAAAGCCTTCGTTTGTAATGTTTACATCGCCACGGACAGCAGTCGTGATAAACGCATCAAGGTCTTGTAAAGCCTGGAGTTGTTCACGTTCAGAACCAAAAATGTTTAGAGTTGTTGATTTAGGGCTACGACCAAGTAAAGGACCAGCGAACTCACTAGCCTTATCCATAAGTGTGTCAATACGTGTAACCGCTTTTAGTTTGTCAAATGTTTTAGACAGACCAAAATTTAAATCCGCAAGATTTGTAAGACCTGGTGTATATCCAACATTTTTGTTGATGATTCCAACCATTTCGGTTTTTGTTGTTGCGTTTAAAATTTCATCCATAATGTTCAATGGGAGTTTCCCACCGAACATTTCCCACAGTTCGTACCATGCCATGTCTCTTTCCATTGATGGCAACTTGCTTGTTACTTTTTCTGCTACAGCCCAAATTTTATCTGCCGCATATCTTCCAGCACGAGACTGTGTAAAGAACGAGTTGAATGTTGCTGGGTCAACCATGTCACCGTAGCCAGGGATATGACCAGCATCTTTTAATGCTTGCATTTCGTCTATTTGTGTGCGGATTTCTCCTGCACGTACTGCAAGTTCTCCTGATTCACGCATAGTGTTGATTGCTTCGTTCACTGGGAGTCGTTCACCAGTAAGAACATCAGCAACGTCAAGATGTTTCATTGGGTCAAAAAGAACTCGGACACGGTGCATATATTGACCGCCACCCGCACGTCCCCCACCTGCGTGTGTCCAACCATCAATACCGTTGTTTTTCAAGAATGTGTTTATGGCAAGTTCTGACTTTCTACCACCACCAGCAAACATATCAACAAAAGGTTGTGTGTTTGAATTCAATGATGCCGTTTTTGCGTCAGCCAATTCCTCTGGTGTTAGACCAGCATTAGCCATACGTGATTCAAAATTTATATTTAGTTTTTCTGCTGCGTATGAGAATAAATCCCCAACAACACTTTCTGCTTTTGCTCTATCCGCACTATTATTTAAAACAGACTTTCCGAAATCATCTAAAGATAAGTTGGTCAAATGAAAAACTTCACCATCTGAATAAGGTATTTTTCTAAGAGCACCCTTTAATATGGCAATTCCACTTTGGAACAAAGGACCACGGTCTGCGTATTGACCTATATCAATAAATGAAAACTGCTCAACAAGGCTATCAAAATCCCCTCCAGCAATAAACGCACGTGAATCATCACCTGGCTTGAAAAGATAATCATCAACAGAATCAACATCAAAATGCCGAGGAATAAAAGAATTCAATTCATCAATTGACTCAGGTAATCTTTTGTTTACTCTAATAAAATTTGCTACTGCGACACTAGAGCGTTGTGCAACAACTGTTGGTGGAACAAATTGAATATCATTAACAAGGCGTGGATTTGCATCTAACGCATCAGCCCATCTTGTATTTAAATCATCAATATTTAAACCGACATATCCAGGTTTCCAGTTTGTTCTTAAGAAACTGTTAGTCGCAACCATGTCACGAGCAGAATCTTCCAAAGATTTAATAAAATTTGGCAAACCTATACTTTCAAAAAATGATAAAAGCCCTTCGTCGTTTCCTGCGAGTGCGCCAATGCGGGCATTAATTTGGTCTGGGTTAATAAAGAAAGAAACAATGTTGTTGATTTCTTCGGCTGTCGCTTGTGGTGCTGAAGCACCTGGGAGTATTTCTGCTAATCCGTAATCTGCGTCAAGGAACCGTGGTGTTGCTCCTTCTGTTTCTACGAAACGATACAGTGTCCCAGGCGCAACGTCGCCACCTGCACCTGCCATGTATTCATCTGTTTGACCTAGGCGAACATCAGTAAGACCACTAGTGCCTTCTGGATTAATCTGAGGAGCGAACCCTTGATAAATTTCTTGTTCATCTGGGGACATCAGTCTTGTTCCCGCCTCGTTGATAGAGGTGTAACTTTGACCGATGATTGGTGCTTCATCTATATACAAACCAGGACCAACAAGGTTCCCTTGTGGAGTTGGATAGCGAGGGTCATCAATTGCAACCCACGGTCCTTCAATGGGACCACCTCTAGAACCGTGATACCAGGTGCCTGGTTGCGGTGTCAACATCTCAACTGCTTCGTCAGCCATTGAAAGACCAGCAACTTCAAAGTCGTTAGCCATTACAATCATTGCATCAATGTCGCCCATAAACTTTGCTTCGGCACCGTTCTGTGCAATGTTGCGGGAATCCATAGTGAAGTTACCCGCTTCATCTACATACTTAATTCCTTTTCCGTATGCAATCAATGGTTTGGCAACATATTTCCATGCCGCACCAGTGGGGTCTGGAAGCGCAACAGCCAAACCAATAGTTGCGACAGCAGATGTCATTGCATATTCTGGTGTTCCAATATCGCCAAACTGATATGAACCAACCCCCCCACTGAAAATCGGATTCTTGGGCAAAGCAAGAGGGGCAACAGCACCAAAAGTAAAAGGCATACGTGCTTCAGAACGAATCAACCTATTCGCTTCGTCATATGCTTCTTCATATGTAATGTCTTTTGTTGCAAGAATCTGCATAGCAAGAGTATTGATTTGGTCTGGGTCTGCTTGAAATGCAGTATTTTCTCCAGCGCCAGACTCAATAGTTAAAGGAATAGAACCAGCAAATTCAGCGAGCCTGCGCTGTCTCCCTTCTCCTGCTTTACCACCAATACTAAAAATTCCAGTTCCAGTTTCGGTTGGGTTCATTATCGCAGAACCGAATTCTGTTGAAGCAAACCATCCTTCACGTGCAGTGTACTTAAAGTCAATATCGTACATTGCTTCTTGAGTCGGGCTTGGTGCAATACTTAAAACTGATGATGGGAGGGTCTGGGCTAAATCCAAAGGCAGGTTAGAAAAAGCACTCAACCAACGTGTCATTGTTTTGCTCGCCGCATAGTTCTTTGCAAATAAACTACCGACGAATCCTTGATTATCTTTTTCTTCTTGTTGTTTTTGTTCGGCTTCTTCTGCATTGACAGCCAAAGCAGCCAAACCAATCTTGGCGACAACCTGGTCGCTAGCGTTAGAGTTAACCAAAGAAAGAATAACTCCAGGTGTTAAATGCGGAGCCATCTTATGTATACGTCCGTAAGCCTCAGCATCTTTTTTGCTTTTCTCACCGATGGCTACAGCCTCAGGGGTCACTTCGCTAAATAACTGTGTATTAGGAGAATAACTATTGTATTTATCTACATAAGTTTTCATTGCCCCCAAAGCATTGTTTTCATCTTTGCTTTGGAAAATGTCATTTAGTTTCAACGAAAGTACCTATCGTATGCGGAGATTAATTGTGCAAGGTCATCATTAGGGTATGCGTAATACAACTGTTTGATTTGGTCCATCACAGGGTCGCCAAAAGAATAGTTTTGCGGTGGCATATCAGCCATAAAGTTGTTGTTCATTGGCAAGTCAGGGCGTTGTGTTGGTGCGTTTAAATCAACAACAGAACCAGGCATAGGTCCAGGCGCACGAGAAGGAGCCTGTGCCTGCATATCGCTAGGTGATGCACCCATAGGGACAACAGATTGTGATGCAAGTTGTTGACCTGCCTCACCATATCCTTGTCCTTTCGGAGCCATCTTTGCTACAGGATTTCGTAAATCGCTACGGTTTGCATACTCAGCCATTATTGACCTCCAAGTTGTCCAGCGAGACTAAGAACAGAACCAGGTGTTCCAGGTTGTGCAGAAGCACCAGCCTGAGGTGCGCCCATCGGAGGCATACCGCCACCACCACCAAGTTGTGCAAGCATTGCTTCAAGACCGCCAGGTCCTTGAGGTGGACCAGCAGGTTGTTCAGCGCCCATACCAGGCATAGCCAAACCAGGCATTGTTTCAGGCGAACCTTGTGGTGCCTGCTCTGCTTGTCGTTCTTGCGCTCGTTTCTGTGCAGCCATAATTGCCTGCGACAAATTCATCTTGTTAGATGAAACCTGTGATGCAATATATGCAAGGTCGTCTGGCTGGTATGGACCGTTCGGGTCTGCTGCTTGTGCCTGGATAGAAGACAACAATGCTGCTTCAATACCTTCAGCAACAATGCGGTCCTTCTCCAACTCTGGGTCTGCAATAAGTGGGTCTGCTTCACGAGCAGATTCCTTAGACATAAGACCTGTACCAAGACGCTGACCCAACCCAACGATAAGACTGTTTACGTCTGAACCTGCGGCTGAGTACGAAACATAATGGAAGTCTGTTTCCCACAATTTGTTTGGCGTGTAATCCTTGATGCCGCCGCCCATACCAGGGATAAAGAAAGACTTAGCACTGGAACCCCAATATGCTTTTTCAATAGCGATGGCTACCTTGTCTTCTTCGTTCATAGATGAAGCAAAAATTTCTTGTGCTTCTTGTACTCGGAAGTCCACCGTTGCTGCAAGAACGCTGTCGCCACGGCGACCAGTACGGATGTTGCTACCTGATTCGCCACCGAACTCGGCAGGGATAGCACCCTCTAAACGTTCTTGACGTTCAAGACGGTCAAGTGCTACGTCTGTTTTGTAGCCAGGGTTTGATTGCAACTGTTGAATGTCGCCACCCTTAACAACACCTAACTGTCCTGTCTTGCCGTCAGCAATCTGCATGATTTCTGGGTTCTCGCCAGGACGGGCAATAAGGTATTCATCAGGGAAAATTCCACGCTCAATAGCGATTTCAGTGAGAGCCTGAAGTCTTGCACGTGTGTAGTACATGCCAAGTAGACCATCAAACTGTCCGTGTGGCTTGTCAAGGGTGATGCGTTGAGGAACGATAACCAGTGGCATACCTGTACGGTTCACGATGCGTGACAGTTCTACTGCTGGTGCACCCATGTAGTAGTTGCCGCTGATAGGGTCACGGTCTTTTTCGTAGCCCATAACAAGCATAACGATTTCATTTGCACATACATATTCAAGGATGGTGAACATGTCATCTGCACGAGGCTGTCCAACACGCAAAGAACCGTTAATTACATCGCCGTAGTTACTTGTAAGCCAAGCATATGTACGGCTATAAGAGAAAATAACGTTGTCAGGTACAGGGTTATCTGTGTCTGATGCGGGTGCAGGAAACGTATCAAGTGGGTTGCGTAACTGCCATTCTGGGATTCGCTTATCAAAGTTAGGTTTGATATATACAGGTGAGTTGCTGTATGCAAGAAGGTGGCGGGCACGACGACGCATCTTCATGCCCATACGGTTCTGGTCCCAGATAGCAAGCATTGCCCGCTTACGGTCACGAGCCAACTGCATGGAACGGTCTTGTCCTTCACGCATAGCAGGGAAATAAGGTGACGGCATTGTTGATGCGACACGCATACTCATCTGGTCAAGACCCTGTACCAAAAGGTTTGCTACTGAAGACTTAGTATTGCGGTCCAATTCGTTCAAAGGGACAACAACATCACCGTTGGCAAGTTGACGTACTTGACGCATCTGGCTGAGAATAGGACCTTGGGCAGTAACACGCTCTCGGTATAGGTCAACTATTTCTTCAACTGTTCTCATACTGACCTTTTAGTGTAACGCAAACATGACAAGGCTAACACATTACAACCATGATGGTCGCCACTGGCGGGGCGGCAACTTTGCTTGTGACAAGTTAGGGATGTTTAAGACTGCCATCCACATAGACATCACAATGTCTGTACCTGATTTCTTATCTCTGGTCCACTTTGTTAGTTCTTCTACAGCAGCGAGGGTCTTCCAGTTGCCACGCATATGAGGCAGACGGATAGCACCTGTGCGGAATACCTGTGGAAGTAAGGCTTCAACACCCATCTTTTCGTCCAGTTTATTACGGCTCGTGGTGTGTGGAACAACGTTTACGCTACGGCTGGACTGCCATTTGCGTACAAAGTCGTGCGCTAAAAGGAATCTTTGGGCTGCGTTAATCTCCACAACCCAATGTGAGATGGGGTATCCCATGCGGAGGGACCGTTCTTGCCAGTCATCCATGATTCCTGAGTATTCACCTGTGGTGGTGTTGTATCCAAGGAGGTCTTCGGCTGTAAGTTTGCAGCGTTCAATGTCAATAACGTGGTACAGGTTGGTTTCTGGCTGGTACAGAATCCAAGTTAACGCCCAGAACATTGTGGGGCTGGGGTCAACCGCCACAATAGACAGGACAGGTGGGGCTAAACCTGGGGGTATCTCGCCATGTCCACGTTCATGGTCAATACATCCCTGATATTGGACACCATCTTCGCCCATACCGCCATGAATCCACGTTTTATTAATCAGATATGCGTCTAGGTCTAGTTCGCCTTGTTGATATACCACTTCAAATACGTCTGGTTTGTTGTATCTGATAAATGACAGGTCTTTCCAGGGTAGACGTTTGGGGTCTAGGAGGGGACCTTCGGGATATGCGGGGGCATCAAAGCGTCGGGACTCTTTCCCTGTGTCTAACTCTGGATAGTACGCCTGATAAATAATATGTTTGTACTTTTGTGATTTCAATGGTTCCATTGAGTTCACTTGTTCAGGGGTTGTTATGTCCGACCCGTCATAATCTTCATCATCCAAGTCGTAAGTAACTTTGGAGAGACAATGTGCGTATAGGTCGCCTGGTCCGAGGCGCTGTCCAACAACCGCCAGTAGCCCACCTGGGTCGCAACGTGCTTCTGCCACGTTGTCCCATCTTTCAAGAAGTTTATCTCTGGCGACAGATTCACGGGCGTTATCAGGTGAAGCCACGTCGTCAAATAGGCAGAGGTCGGCACGATGTCCGATGAATTCTGCTTCAATACCGTAAGCACGAACAGTCGGTTCTTTGTTGTCAAGTCCATTCCCATCTAGTTGTTCCACTACGAACTCGTCTGCTCGCCACAATGCACCCTTGTCGGTTGGTTTGAACCTACCGTAGTCAATGGACAGGCATCCTTGTGCGTCTTGTGCCAGTCCCTTTTTAACTAGTTGGGGGTCTGGTTGGATTGGCATAGGACGTTCTAGTGTTTCACGGATACGGCGGGAGTACAACTTCGCCATGTTCTGAGATACAGAACCAATCATGATACGAATCTTGCGGTCACGAACAATTGCCCACACCGCTACATCGTGGAACAGAGTGGACTTGCCCGCACCAGGGGGGACGTTTACTACGACGAATTCTTTTTCTTCGGACTCTAAGAGTTGTACTAGTTCTAGTGCGGCATCTACTTGCCAGGGGGAGGGGACACGTCCGAGGTAGTACTCACGGAAGAACGCAAAGTCGTCACGACCACGGCGGGCTTCCTCGCATAGTCGGTCTTCAGGTACAGCAGAGGGTAAATCAATAGCGTCCATAAACGAGTTGTATTCGTCTCGTTGCGCTCCACCCTCGTTGCGTTTTACCTTAGATGCTTTTGCGTCTGTTTCTTTGCGGAGAGCCTCAGCCGCTTTTGCTTTCGCCACCCACTTAGACCCAGTATTAACATGGATGCCAGCAGTACGTGAGGCTTGGGTTATTGTTTGTCCAGCAGTTATTGCTGCAAAGAATTTGGCTTTATCCGCAGGGGATACAGTTCGTTTTGTTCCCATACGGGTTTACCACTTAACTTTGTCAGCCCAGTATGCGGCAGACATTTTTCCTTTGGATATGTTACCAGCGTGGCGGGCTTTAAACGCTTTGTTACGTGCCGAACCTTCTGGTGAACCTTTTACACCTTGCTGACCAAAACGAATAGTTTTAATCTGGTCGCCAACTTTGGCTACAACAACGTGTGACTTCGTTGGGTGACTGGGTGTTGCTTTTGGTTTGTTGAAACCTGTGACACCTGCTCGTTTAAGACGAGGGTCTTGCGGCATTACTTCTTCTTTTTCTTCTTAGCCAGTTCTTCTTGCTTTGCCCCAACCATTTTTCCACCTTGGTTCATACCACGAGGCTGAGAAGAATACCTTGCTCTGTCGGCATCAGTAACAAATGGAAGAGGGTAAAGAACATTTTCTTTTTTACCTGCACCGAATCCTGAGTTACCACTCTTGTCGGTACGTGCCATCTTTTTCTTGTCTGCTTCTTCCTTCATGCGGAAGTCTGCTGCTGATGGGGTTTTCTTTTTTGCTGCCATGTTGCAAGAGTAACAGATATGGGTGTATGATGTCTGCAACTTCACAAGTCCTCCCCGATGGGATATCGGCAAGGCAGGCATGGTCGTACACCGTTTGCATGGTGCGGGGCATTTAATACACGGGAACGTGGGTTGATGTTTCCTGCAACCAAGCCTCATTAAGTAGTTGATGCCCCTGTTGTGTAAGTGGAACAAGCAGCGTTACGAACGTCATCTCGTAAACCTTTTGGTGTCGGCTTAAAATCTTGGCTACGGCGACCATCCACTCCTGGTGGTAAACCGTGGGGGGAGTTAGTTATCCAGGTTCACTAGTCATCTAGATATGGCTACCGCCCTTGTGCTTCGCACTGCGGTTGGTCACAAAGAAGACGTAAGCAAGTGGTCCGACAAGTTAGACCATGAGGGTGACTTTTTCTTTTTTCCGTTTTTCTTTTACTAAGACCATTTGTCTCCAGCCAGTAAATTGCTCTAGACAGAGCAACGGCTCAGACCATACGTAAAACTATAACCCCACCGCTTCAAGAGCCAGCAACCCCACACACCCACAGTAGTCAACAACCACCCACAGTCACACACAGGAATCAGACCCAAAAGAGTGAAACCATCTCTCAACAGTATGATATATATATAGGGGGGGGTGCCTCGGCACATGGTCGGGTTGCTTGTTGCTACGCTCCTAGGGAAGATAGTTGCAAATGCAACAACATGGTGAACTAATTTTACTCGCTTGCAACAGTTAGCACACCGCTAGATAGGGTTACCAATAAAAAATAGGTACGGGGGAATTCGGTCTGCCTAGGTTTGATAGGTGTGTCTCTAGGTTTGATAGGCGAACGTGTGTTTGGTGTGGGAATAGTCGGGGTGTGTTGGTGTAGACCGTTGTTCTAGTGTTGGGCTGTTAGACCGAACGTGTGTTCGTGTGACGGATGTCACGTTGTTTTTTGGTGGGGTATCGGGTAGACTACCGCCGACCGAACATGTGTTCGTGTTTGGATACCCTTGGGGGTATGTTTGGTGGTGTGACAAGTGTCACATAGAAAAGACTTGCAATAGTGTTTTACTGTTGATATAGTGATAACAACATAAAGAACGGGGCGCAAGCCTCGCAACAGATAGGGATACAGAATGTTTCAAATTAAAGTGACCGAAACCAACGGTAAGCAGTGGAACTTTGACCAAGTAGACGCCGACACTGTAGAAGTTTGGACAAGTGTGACGGGCAATGATGGCGA